TTCTACCAGCTGACCGGAAAAAATTGGCCTTTATAGGCCAGACAAAACGTATCCTCTGATTCTGTACTAATTCATGAACGCACATGTGTTCAAAAGGAATTAGAAATGAAGAAAGAATATAATGGGTATTCAAAGAAATCTGGTGTTTACAGGATTACNAATACGATCAATGGAAAAATCTATATTGGCTCGGCGAAGTGCTTTCAAGTACGAGCGAGCCAACACATTTCCTCGTTGAAGAAAAACAAACATCAAAACAAGCACTTGCAAGCCAGCTTTAACAAGTACGGCACAGACGCATTTTTGTTTGAGGTTATCGAAGTGGTCCCTGGCGACAAAGTCGCTAGGACAACGAGGGAACAAGAGTTAATCAATGAACAGCTTGAGAATTGGGAGAAGTGTTACAACTTCAAAAAGAAGACAGTTGTGAAGGACAGAAGTTGCTGGTCGAAATCTCCTGAGTTAACCAAGAAGAGATATAGGCAAACCAGCTTAAAGCGATACGGAGTAACACATTGGGCGAAAACCTCTGAAGCAAAGAAAGTCTTGCGAAAAGGTGGCAAGCACAAACCGACTCCCGAAGCAATTGAGAAGGCAGCTTCAAAACGTCGAGGACGCAAATACACCAAAGAACTTGCGGAGAAGATGACAGCTCTTCGTGGTACGCCCGAAAACCGAAAACGCATGAGTGAATGGAGTAAGGCGAAATGGCAAGACCCCGAATACCGAGAAGCTCAGATACAACGTTTCAAAGAGTTTCGACATGATGAGGCATCAAAAGCTAAAATGAGAAAAGCTAAACTTGGAAAGAAGCAAACACCAGAGCATATAGAGAATGCAAGATTAACAAGAATAGGTAAGAAACTTCCTCCGAGGAGTAAAGAGTATAGAGAGAAAATGTCCCGAGCGAAAAAGGGAAAGCCTATTCATACAGATGCATTCAAAAGGAAAATGTCTTTATTACGGAAAGGAAAAGTGCCGCTTTGTGTTGAAAAATTGAAAAAGACAGTTTATCAGTTCAATCTAGATTCTGAGTTCATTCGGAGTTGGCCCTCGGCTTCGGATGTTGCAAGAGAGCTGGGTATTGCTGCCAGCAGTATCTGTAATTGTTGCAACAAAAAACAAAAAACTGCTGGTGGGTTTCTCTGGAAATATAAGGCTGACAATTGACACAAAACGTATCCTCTGATTCTATACCAGCTCCGAAGAGTCCTGCTTGTACTTACAATTCTCAAGCGATATCACGTAACTAAGAGGTCGGCAAATACTTAGCGATAAGATGCTTATTACCAAATTCGATTCTTTAGAAGACTATCAAAGGCAAATTAGAGCAGCCAAGCGAGTCTTTTATTCAATTGTCTACGCTTCAATCTTAGACAATACGACTAAACTCCCCAAAAAAACCGTAAAGATGATTGAGAGGGAATTGAACCAACACGAGCAGTTCCTTAGAATGTTATATCTGCTTGAGTCATTTGGGCTTTGGCATTTGACTAATTTCTCAAAAAGTCGCTAATTCTAGGTTCTGTACAAGGAGTGACAAGGTAAGCAAGCTACTGTGTATGGCTGAACGACCCAAGAGAAAACTTCGCAAAAAACGTGTAACAGAACTTAAAGAGTTGGGCTTGATTCCAGGCAAGTTGTATTCGTTCCAAGGACGCTTTCGCTATCTCTACAACGAGCAAAAACCTGAATGGAAAAGTAAGCACACCAAGATTCGTCCAGGCGACTATTTGATGTTTATCAAGGCTGACCTTTGGTATGCAGATGCGACCAAATCAAAACTTGTGTCTGAATCTAATAAAAAAAGGACTATTCTGAAGTTAAAACAAAAAGGGTATAAGATAATAAAGACTAACCCAGCATACCACGTCTTTAGAACACGCCTTACTCAAATCNNCTACCGAACAATCGATCAAGCCTATTCAGGAATGTTGTTTGTCGGATTCGGTGATAAGTTCGGTTGGATCAACGTTGTACAAATGACGAAAGCTAATATACTTCAGCAGTTCAATAGGGTGGAAACAACAAATGATTAAAGTTAAATGGATTAAGTACAGATCGTGGTCTGGATGCAAGGTATCGGGCGTCAAAGACTTCATTCTGACAGAAGAACAAAGGAAACGTCATATGTGGCGTGGTCTTTGGCTTACAGCCATGACTGAAGGAGGAGGCAAATTTGGAGCTGTACAATCTTATGACGGCGCAGGCATTTCGGCAGGTCTTGAACATAAGATTGGAGTATACCCAAGGACTATGAAACAAGGTTCAATTTGGCGTCTGCTTCGTGAGTTCGAACTCCACGCACCATGTCAAGCACTTGACAAGCTCTGGGATGAGTTGGAAAAGGATAAGAAGTATATCGCACAAGATGGTTCTCTCAGACATTGGGATACGGGACGACTGATCAGAGGNGCNGAGATCCGTGATCTTGTGGCTCCACCTGGTGGTAAGGTTCCTCGTAGTGGAAGACATTGGGAAAAGGGGAAGAAGTGGGCACTTCTCTTTCATGAGCTATTTTCTGACGAAGCTACATACCAGGTTCAAGTCAATTCAGCCATAGAATCCCTTGTAAAGGGGAACCAAAAGGTAGAATCTGGGGCGTACAAAGAAACTGTGGGACTGGAACACCCAACTATTATTGAGTACGAGAAGAATATCTCTCCAGAGCATGACCTGGCTTGGAGTGTATACCATTCATTTTCCGTAAACGCTCCTAGTATGGGCCGTAAAAGACTCCAAGCATCACGACCTGATGCATCTTCCCATTGGCCTAAAAGGCTTATTAGGACGTTAGGGACTACAGAATACGGTAGATGGCATGATACAGTGGATGGGCACAACCGATACGACCGAACACGTGTCTTTGCAATCCGAAGTGGAATGTGGCCAGATAAGCTGTTCAATGGTCCTTCCGCAATCATGCCGAAAAATTTATGAGTAACGAAGACAACAACTCTGATCGAGATTACAAGTGCAAGGTTTATTCTATCTTTGACCGCCTTGACGACTGGCTCTGTGAAGGCAGGTTTGACTTGGTGGATGAAGAACTCTTTGCGCTTACTGAAGACATCCTCAAAGGATTTGATCCTGGAGTAGTCCTAGCTTATCTAGCTGCAACCAGTTGTGCTTCAGACAAGCTCGAAAACAGGGTTGTATACACAGAGCGTGCTCGCAATGTCTTGACCAGAAAACTCGGCGCTCAGCGCACCGACGCTTTGCTGCGACCACACGAACGCCCCTGAATTTTCCAAATGGTTTATCCTCGAATGGAGATGTGCTAGGGTGAAGCATGCTCGAAAAGGGAAAGGCCCCAAATACTTCGTTGGACTGCATTCCCACAGTACATTATCAATCAATCGAGTGACTTATCATCATTAGTATGACAAAGAAACAGCTAACACACAAGCAATTAGAAAATCTGCGCAAACATAACGAAAATCAGCGTGCAAAACGAGAGGCAAGGCGAAACAAAGTCTGTTTATGGTGTAAACAAGAATTTCGTGATAAATCCAAACGTCTTACGCAGAATACATGCAGTAAATCTTGCTCACGGGCCTTAGGAGTTGCAACACGCAAGCACAAAGGTTCATATAAGAGAACAGAAGAACAAAATAGAAAAATGGTAGCCAGTATACAGACTCCTGAATTATCAGGGTGTCATTTGGGAATATGAAAAAGATACTTTTGAACTATCATCTGGTGGTTCATACACTCCCGATTTCAAAATTGGTTCAAATGAATATGTTGAAATCAAGGGTTGGTTGACAGATGTGGCCAAAGAAAACTACAGCTGTTTAAAAATGAATACCCCCATATCAAATTACAATTGATTCAGCGGGACGAGTATAGAAAACTATACAAGGAATATTCGAAGGAAATCCCACTTTGGGAAATGATAGGAACGTGACAGTATGAAACGATATCCAAAGAAATTCGTGGGTTTACACTCACATTCAACATTTTCTGTGGGTGATGCAATTGGAATGCCACAAGACCATATCGACTACGCCATAGAAAATGGCATGGATGCCCTGGCTCTCACAGACCACGGCAACATGAATGGATATTCCCATCAATTCTTTCACGCAGAGAAATTGAAGAAGAAGGGAATCAACTTCAAAGCACTCGCAGGTATCGAAGCATACTTTGTTGATTCTCTTTCCCGTTGGCAGAAGATTTACGACGGACGTCGTGAAATCAAGCGACTCGAAAACCTTGTCAAAAAAGGCAATGACGAGGCCAAAGAACAACTCAAGAGGCACCTTGAACTTTTGGGAGACGCATACGCTACAACAAAGCTGGATCTAGATGACATAACTGCTGGCACGGTTGTAGAGAACGAGGAAGAAACGAAATCAAACCAGTATGGGGAACCTCTTAAACAGAGAAATCATCTGGTTCTTCTTCCGAAAAATCGAGCAGGGCTTACTGCTCTCAACCAGCTTGTTTCTGAATCCTATATCAACGGGTTCTATCGTTATCCCAGGATGGACTTGGAGATGCTCAAGAAGTATGCCAAGGGCAACATTATTGCACTCTCTGCTTGTATTGGTGGTGTACCTGCACGAAAAGTCTTCAATCACCAAACTGAGCCAGAATGGGACAAGTGGGAACCAAACGACCTTTATTTTGAAGAGATTCAATCTGATCTCAAAGAGATGGTAGATAGTTTCAAGTGGGCCTTAGGTGAAGAGAACTACTATTTGGAGCTGCAATTTAACCAAATTGGTGCTCAGCACCTTGTAAACCAACATCTCATTGAAGCCAGCAAGCGTACCAGCACTCCACTGGTAGTTACGGTGGATGCTCACTACTCACATCCCGACCACTGGAAGCAACGTGAAATCTACAAGATGATGGCTTGGTCCTCCAAGGGAGGAGACTTTGACACCTCTAAGCTTCCGCAGAAGATTGAGGAACTGAAGTGTGAGTTATATCCGAAGACCGCCGAGCAGGTATGGGAGTCCTACTTCAGATATAAGGAAGGAAAGGACTGGGACTTCTACGACGATGATCTCATCATCGAAGCTATCGAACGAACTCATACGATTGCTCGCGAGCAAATCGAAGATATTGTTCCTGATCGCTCTGTGAAACTTCCGAAGATCACGAGTATGGTGGACAAGTTTGAGTTGGAGACAATCTATGACAAGGTTGGCACCGAGGCCGACGAAGATGCTATAGCTTTTCAGGAACTAAAGCGCCAGGCAATAGCTGGTATCAAACGTCGTGGGTTTGCTGAGAATCAGGAATATATTGACCGACTCAAGCATGAGTTAAGGGTTGTCAAACACCTGAAGTTCTCCAAGTATTTCCTTACGTACTCCAAGATCATGGAAATTGTCAGTAAACACATGCTACTTGGGATGGCCCGAGGTTCTGCGGCTGGCTCTTTACTTGCCTATGTATTGAATATTACTCAACTTGATCCGATCGAGCATGGACTACTTTTCGAGCGTTTTCTAACGAAATTCAAGAAGGGATACCCAGACATAGACTCAGATTTTGCTAATAGAGAGAAGGCTGTACAGCTGATCGCCGAGCACTTTGGCGAAGAGAATGTTATTCCTGTCTCAAACTTTAACCAACTTCAGTTACGTTCGCTGGTCAAGGATCTTTGTCGGCTCAATGGTGTTCCATTCGATGAAGTCAATAAGTATACTCGAAAGATTGAGAGCGAAGCTTTAGCCGAAGCTAAGAAGAAGCCAGGATTTGATCGTCAGCTTTGGACTCTAACTTTCGAAGAGGCCTCCAAGAAATCAAAAACTTTCCAGAAACTCATGAACGAGTTCCCAGACTTGGAAACCAACATCAAGGTATTGTTCAAGCAGATGAGAAACATTTCTCGTCATGCTGGCGGGGTTATCATCACAGAAACTCCAAAGAAACATATGCCGCTCATCAAGAGTGGAGGTGTTCTACAAACACCTTGGCAGGAGGGACTCAACTTCCGTCATCTTGAAGGTTTAGGATTCCTCAAGTTCGATATCTTAGGTCTTGGTACTTTACGCATATTTGAAAATACGATTCGACGTATTTTGAAGAATCAAGGCGTCAAATATCCAACCTTCCATCAGGTACAAGAGTGGTTTTACGAAAACCTCCATCCAGACAACAATAAAATGGATGACATGAAGGTATATAAGCATGTCTATTGGGATGGCAATTGGGCTGGAGTCTTTCAGTTTGTTCAGCCTCCTGTGCAAAAGTTCATCAAGAAGATGAAGCCTAAGTCCATTCTAGATATCGCTACTGCAACATCAATTTTTAGGCCTGGACCTCTTGGGCTTGGTGCAGATAAACTATATCTGAAGAATCGAAAGAATCCTGACAATATCCTCTACAAACACGAATTGCTTGAAAAGGTACTCGGTGACACTTATGGTTTGATTGTGTTTCAGGAACAGCTTCAACTTATCTATCACCAGATGGCTGGCGTACCTCTAGAGGAGACGGATATGGTTCGTAAATCCTTTACAAAGAAGGACAAGTCTAACAAAGCCACAGCTGATGAACAACGAAAGCAGATGCGTGAGGAGTTTGCCAACAAGTGCAAGGAAATTCATAATACGCAGAAGATCACAAGCTACAAGATTTTTGACGAGATGCAGAAATATGTGTCATATACGTTTAATAAAAGTCATGCTACTGCCTACGCCATTACTTCGTACCAATGCGCCTGGCTCTTGACCTATTATCCTGATGAATGGATGGCTTCGTATATCGATCACTGTGCCACAGAAAAGGGTCACGTAACTGGCAAGGAAGCCCCAATTTCTATTGCTCTTGGTGAGGCGAAAGGTATTGGTTACAAGATCGGCAAACCTGATATCAACGAGTCGGAAGCAGACTATCAATGCAAGAACGGGGTGCTCATCCCAAGCTTTCAGGCTTTGAAACACGTAGGCATGCCTGCACTCCGAGAGATCCATGAATTCCGTCCCTATGCCACAGTTGAAGAGCTTCTATGGAATCAGGACGAATCTTGGAGACATAGCAAGTTCAACAGAAGAGCATTGTCGACTTTGATCAAACTAGAAGCATTCGAGTCAATGGATATAGTTGGTAAAGACAAACCTTTCAAGAATTACCGTCAGATGCACTATGTGCTTGTTGATCAGGCCGACAAGCTCAAGAGAGCGTGTTCACGAAAAAAAGATCCTCAACCAGCCGAGATTTTAGCTGAACTCATTGAGGAAGCCCAAGGTCTTCAGGACTGGACAATTGATGAGAAGATTGAGCATAGCCAGGTATTGGCTGGTTCTGTTGACATTAATCTTATTATCACGAAACCAATCAAGGAATACCTTGAAGGAAATGAAATTGGTTCAGTTGACGAGTGGCGTAACGAAAACGCCCATTATTGGGCAGTAGTGAAACGTAGTCAAGTGGCCAAAACCAGAAACGGCAAGCCTTATCTCAGGATGAAGGTATACGGGGAATCTGGTTCAGAACAGGGCTGTTTCATTTGGGGTTTCAACCCTACCAGAGATTCGGCCATTCCTAGCAACACACTTATCTTGGCGAGGTTTAAGAAGTCAGACTTTGGTCTTTCGACGCATTTCAGTAAGTTAGATGTGATTGAACGCAAGGACGACTAATTATCGAACAGTATGTCCAAACAGCTTTTGAGTCTAATTGAATCGGTCATTGATGAGGAAATCACCAAGCAACTGAATGAAGCCCGAGGAATAGCTGCGAGAGAAGCAGGCCAGCTTTTAATTGGTGATGACGGCACAGAATATGAAATTGTTTCCATTCGGAAATTCCCAGGTGAATCCGATGCTTTTGACACCTCCAAAGAATTGTCTGATTCCGTCGATTCATATCTTGAACTGAATCCTATGGACATTGAAGCATCAGTTGAAGAGATAAACAGTATTAATGCAGCAAGGAAGGGAGCACTCTTAATCTACCTTCTCAACAGGGAAAACAATACCTACCAAGGTTACCTCAAATACTTCCAAAACACAGCAAATGGTGGATACGGTAAGTGGACAATGGCGAATTTCGCCAGAGACACAGGATTGAAACTCAAGAAGGGTGCGGCAGCCCTAGAAGGTTTCGCCTTGAAGCCCAGCGACCTCATCCAGGACGAAAACCTTCGAAGCGTACCAGAGGTTGTGCAGAAAGTCAAAGACAACGCACAGCAAATGGTGAATGCAGGGAAGCTTCCACAAGAAGCAGAAGACCACATCAACATGATTTTCGACTCTGCTCTTCGTGGCAGCCAAGCTCCTGTGCTTCCTGGAGGCAATAAATACGCTAAAGCGTATAACAAGTATCTTGGCGAGATTCTTGCACCTATTTCAGTGGTAAAAGGCTGGATGTCTATTGGTGATAGGGCTTCTTCAGAAAATGAACTGCTTCCAGGGAGTTCCTATGCGAAGTGCAAAATTCGGTTCTTTCAATCATCCAGAAACGCACTTATTGATTCAGAACTTGAAGCACCGAATGGAACAAAAGTTGGGGTTAGTTCTAAAGCTGGAGTTGGCGCCGCTGCTTCTGTCGCCTCACTTCTCAATATTTTGAATGATATCCAGGCCAAGAACCCAAAGACGTATCAACATCTTCTAGAAACTCATGGCTTTGCAATCAACATTATTCAAATTATCGATACCAACAACGCAATTTTGGGTGTATTAGAAGCAGCAAAGCTTATGAGGCTTATTGATGATAACGAAGAAAAGATT